GACCAAACAATCTTAAAAAGTTATAGTCTTGAGCAAGTCTTGCCATTCTTCTCATAAATCCATTTGGATCACCATTTTTTTCTAATGGAGATTGTTTACCAGTAAGCGAAGCAACTATTACTTCTATGTTTTCTACATCTCTATAAATATTTTTATATTTAGGATTTGCCTCACCTCTTTCTTTTACTTCTTGTAAAAAATCTACATATTCTTTATTGTTCTTAAAATTACCAAAACGAGCCATTGCAGCAGCTCCTAAAACTTGTTGATTATATCTTTTTAATAATCTTGTAAGATTTCTATCTGTCAAATCTTTTACTGATAATGAATCTATTGTTCCTGTTTTATTATTTTTAATATCTATTCTTTCATTTAATTGAAATGGCAACCTTGTTCTAGCATTAGGATCAAGTGTATTACCTGAACCTTTTTGTATTTTATCTAATATTATTTTTATTTGTTCTTCAGTTAAATCAAGACCTTCTAAAAATTCTCTAATAACAGCAGTATTTGAACCTTGAAATGCTCTTGCTAAATCTGTTTCTTGACCATAATATCTTGAGTTACTTATTTTACCTACAATTCTTTTAATCATTCTTGTAAATAACTTATCACCTAAATCACCTTTCATTTCTCTCAAAGCATTAGCAAAAACTAATTCTACTTGGTCTTGACCATAATCATCTATTGCTCTTTGAACTTTACTTGGTGAATGAACATGAGGAACATAATTAGGCACTCTTCTACCAGCTATTTCATCCCATCCCTCTCTTCCTGTTTGAGCAACAATATCTAATGTATCATCAAATGCTTTTGTAGCATAACTAGATAGTTTTCTCATTTCAGGAGTTATTTCATTTGAAAAATCAAATCTTTCTGGAAACTCTTTTAAGTCTGACATAAGAGCTTCAAATCTTTCTTCAATATCAAATTGACTTTTAAAAGAAACATCTTTGTTTGCATTTTTAAAAGAACGTAAAGCTATTTCTCTATAGTTCATATAATCATACATAGTTTGATATTGTGTTCTATTTTTCCAATCAATAGCAGTATCTCCTTTTGTATTACCAACAACAGGATCATTAACAAATGTTTCTCTAAATCTTCTTACAATAGGATCTGGTGATCTATTAAGTTGTGATGCAATATCAAATCTTAAATGTGTTTTTTTAAATTTTTCTTCCCAATAACTTCCATCACCTGGTGCATTTCTAGGATCATCAACAACTTTAGGATTCATAGAGTTGGCTTCATCATTTAAAATCATTCTTTTATTTTTGATAAATTCAGGGTTTAAATCTAAATTATGTTTAGTTGCAAACTCTTGTATCTCTTGTAGTTCTAAAGTTTGTTTATATTTTTCAGCAGCTACATCTAATTTTTTATATGAAGTAACAATATCTTTTGGCACTGCATTTGTTTTAGCATTAACTCTGCCAATCCATCCAGCAGGTGAACCTAAAGTAAATCCAGCTAGTGCAGCATATTGAATGTCTATAGGATTTTTATATTTATCTAAACCAACAAGACCAGCTTCTATGATTGCGTTTTCACCGCCAACTATAGCTCCAAACTTTAATGCTCTTTTTAATCTTGTAATTTTACTAGGAACTGTAGCATAAGCTCCATAACCACCAAAAGGTATTGTTGCTACAGATAAAGCTATAGCAGCAGGATCAGCAACAGCAGCAACCATTCTTGCACCAAAACCTTTCCAACCAAGTTTTGCTATTTCTTCTTCTGTGTTTAATCTTTCTTGTACTTGTTTTTCTATATCAAAAAAATGCTCTGCACTTCTAGCATCATAAAAAGCATCTCTCATGTACTCTGGATATTTATCTATACTATCAACCATTTCTTTTGTTGGAACAAAATCAAAGTCAATATTATAACCATCTTCTTTACCAAAATTATTTATACCACTCACAAATAAATTATCTATTTCAAATGACTTGGCTAATGCTTCTGTCCAAGTAAATTTAGATTCTAGTTCACCTTTTTGTTTTTTTATAAAGTAATCTACATCTGTTGGTATAGTTTTTGCAGGATTTGATAATCCCATTTTATCTACTGTAAATTCTATTTTATCAGATTTTTCTTCTAATGGATTTACTTCAATGTTTAAATTTTCTCTTGACATTATGGCATTACATTTATTGTATCTTCAAACTCTCTTTTTTGTTTTTGTATTCTATTATATGTATTTACAAAATCTTCATACCTTTTATCTTTCATTAATGGATATATTTTTTCTACAATATCTTTAAATGTCATCCTAGCGTTATCATAACTAATTTCATCAAAGTCTCCTTGAGGATCAACAACATCTATTGTTATCGGTACACCTGTATTTTTATCTCTTAATATAAATCCTTGATTACTTGTTAAAGCACCAACAGTAAAATAAACAGGTATAATATCTTCTTCTTTATGTTGTTCTTTATTTATTCTTCCAGTATCATATAAATTTTTAATATACAATTTTACAGCTTCATCATGATACTCAGGGTAAGAATTATTAATTGGTACTAATTGTTTAAAAGCATCAACTCTATAGTTTTGTTCAACATATTTTTTTGCATTTTCTAAAGATGTTTTTTCTGATCCTCCTGCCATCATATAATTATTTGCTACGTTTTTAATTATGATACTAGCATACGCTTCGTTTTCAAATTCTGGTCCAAACTCAAATGGAGTTACACCAGGAAAATCTAACTCATTTACAACAGCAGTTACAGATTTACCATCAGCTTTAAGTAGTTTAAATTTATCTGGATTATTTTTAAATTGTAATTCATTGTTAAATGCTTGTTCAAATGTTTGTTTCATAACATTCATACCAAAATCTAATCTTTGATATGTTGCTAAATCATCTTTTCCTAGCTGATAAATAGAAGTTAAAGATTGCAAAGCATTTTGATTTTTAAAAGTTTGATATAATTGTAAACCTCTTAATGTTGAATTTTTACTTGATGTATCTGTAATATTGCCACCAGCATCTAAAGTTTCTAAATACAATGGAACTTTAACATTATTTTTAACAGACTTTTCAATAACTTGTGCTGTTGTATATTTTAAACTTCCATCAAGATTTGTTTCTAAAGCAAATCTATTTGCAGTTTTTTCTAAATCTTTTTGTGTTATTTGTTTATCATCTATATTTTTTATACCAGCTCCAACAACAGTTGAACCTTGTTCTAGTAAAAAAATATTATCTAAATTATCTAATGATCCTTGCTCAATAAATCCTTCTCTTATTTTACCTAATAATTTATCTCTCTCTGCAAAATCTAAAAAAGGAGTTTTACTTGGATCTTTAATTAACTCTAATGCAGACCCAAAGTTTTTGTTTGTAATTTGTTTTTCTACATCAGATATTAATAAATCTGATTCTACTTTGTTTAGTGATTTTTTAAGTTCTACTTCTCCTCCATTAGTATTTTGATTATATAATTTTTCAGTTTCAAATATTTTATTTTTAATTAAATTTTTTTCGTTTTTATTATCTGATAAAATATATTTACCCATTAACATATTTGTTTCTGTATCTTTATCAAAATTAAGTTGAATCTCTAAAGCGTTCCTAGAATTTTTTTTAACTGTAGATACAAACTCTGGATACTCTAAATCTAATTTATTTTGTAATAAATTTTTTACACCTTTATTACTAATTGAATTTAATTTAGTATCAGATATTGTTTTGAATCTTTGATTAAAATTATTTACAGAATTATCTTCATCAAAATCATTTTTAAGTTCATCTTGTATTAAATTTACTTCATCTTGTATTTCAAAAAAAATTTTATTAGCTTCTAGTTTTTGACTTATTTCTTTTTGTTTTATTGCATAATCAGTAACAGCTTTTGTAACTGGAGCTAAAGCAGTTCCAATAGTTTGTGTTAAAGGTATTTGAATATTAGACCTTACAGATCCTACTTCTGTTGTTGGTCTACCTGTTGCTGTAAATGTAGGTATCTTTGGCATTAGAAACTATATCCTCCACCATAACTTTGTAATCCACCTGTAAACGTATCTGATGTTGCTGTAGAACCAAAATTACTCATTCCCAATAAACTTTGACCAGTAGATGCAATCGTTCCTATCTGTGCAAGTCTAGCAGATTGTCTAGCAATATTACCTCTAATCCTTGCAAAGTTTGCTTGTTCTAACTTTTGAGATTGTGCAACTTTAGAATTATAATCTAAAATATTTTTTTCTATTTCAGCTTGTTCAGAGTTTGATCTTAAAATTTTTAAACCTGTACCAGATAATGTAGCACCAGATTTTAATATTCTAGTTTTTGTTTGACCTTGTAATTGTGAAAACTGTTGATCAAATCTAGCAAGATCAAATTCTAATTGTTGTTCTAATCTTTGTGCCTCTTGTTCTGCAACTTGAGCATTACGATTAGCAACAGCTTGATTGTATTTACCAATCGCACCTTGTTGTGCTATTTGTGCTGCACCTATTGCTCCAACTATTAATTGTGGAAAACCCATTAGAATATCCTCGCAAATCTATATTGGTCTGAACCATCAAAACCATAGTGTTTCATTAATCCCTCGTTTTT